TGCTTCGAGCATGTCGCCGGCCTTCATCGCCTCGAAGCATTCAGGATGCTGGGGTTCGACATGATCCCGGCGCACGTGCGCACATTCACGAATGTCCAGGCTGCGCGCGCGCTGACCATCAACAATACCCAGCATCAAGGGCTGACGGATTACGAGCGATACCTGCACGTGGTCATGCTGCGCGAGCAAGAGGCGGCCAAAACAGCGGTTGATCTGGCGGCCCTGATTGGCTGCAAGGCCGGGGGCGCCTTCTACAACATTGAGGCGTTCGGCGAGCTGCCGCAAGCGGCGCTCGACATCATCGCAATGAAGCCTGACGTGATCGGCGGCAACGTCGCGTACAAGCTGAAGAAGTTCGCGAAGGACCATCCCGAGCTCGTCACGCAAGCGGTCCAGCTTGTCGCCGAGGATCAGCTCGTGCAGTCGGCGGCGGCGGCCTGGATCGAGAAGAAGGTAAAGCCTGCTGCGCCTGCGCGGCCGGTGGCGGACCGTCACGACATGCACGTAGGCGAAGGCGATCGCGCGGTGCGAATCTCGATCGTCGGCAATGAGGCTAAGCTCATCGGCGATCTGGACTATGAGAAGGTCGCTCGCCTGATTGAAGCGAATCTGGATGCGCTCCGAAAAGTGTCATTTAATGACACTCAGACACATTGAGTCGAAGTTAAAGTAACGGCCACTACAAATTGCGTAGCGGCCGTTATATTTTGGGCGAATCGGAATAGCGCCCCCCTACCCTATCCCGGTTTCGGGAAGCGCGCGATTCTTAGCGCGATATCCGTGAAACATTCTGCAAAGAACGGTCGCTGCGCCTTACTCGGCGTGGGTTTCAGGCGTGCTGTCTTTCTTTGCCGAGTGTTTCACGAAATGCGCCTGGATCACTTCCTCCAGTTCGCGGCGATGCCGCTGCGAGGCTTCGAGGTCGATTGCGCCGTACCCGTTCGCCTGATACCACTCGACGCGGCCTGCGTTCGTCACGAGTCCGAGCCTGCTACCCTTGCGCACGATCAGGCCATCGACGACGTATCCCGACTCGACGAGCGCCTGTGTTTTTACGGCTGCGATGCCGCTGATTCGGTCTGGAGTTGTCAATGGTCTGTCCCTAATAAAGTGTCATACTATGACACTTTTGACTTCTGCCACGGCCGCGCGACGTCGATCGCGCCTTTCCTGAACTGCATGCATCCGCATGAGGCCGTGTTGCCATAACGCACGTCTTTCAGGCGTGCCACGCGCGAGCTGCCGCATGCGCAGTCGAATATCCAATGCGTGCCCTGGTGATTGGCGAACGCACGGCTGCGCGCCGTGAGCATGCCGTACTTCTGGCCGGCGACGTCGATCGCGTGCGTAAGCATCGCCGGCTCGGCGCTCAGTCCGCGCCACTCGAACGGCTCGCGCGCGGCTACCTTGGCGCCGTGGTACTCCCAGCGCTCGCCATTCCAGAGCATGTACAGTCGGCCGATGATCGCGGTCGAGCGGACTTCGTACCATCCTGGCCGGTGCGGGTTCGTCGAGTGCGGATACCAGTCTGTGAGATTGTCGTACTTCATGCCTGCATCACTTCCTCATTCACGTACAGACCAAGGCGGGTCATCACGAACAGTTGCGTGAGCGAAAGGCGCAAGTCGTTCGCCTCGGCGCGCCACTCGCCGAACATGCTGGCGGCCTGCTGCCCTGCGCGATGCTCAAGCGTCACGCTCGACGTCTCGGCCATGATGCGAATCAGGATCGCGGTGTCGGCCCAGCTCGTAGACGGGCGCCACACGTCAGATACTCCGGCCGCATTGACGACGCGGAAATGAGGCGGATTGCCATGGCAGTACAGAAACGGCAGGCCGGTAACGAGCTGGTTCTCCGGCGGCTTGCGATCGGCCGATGCGCCCATGGCAATAGCCGACCAGTAATCCAGCTCGTACTTGTCCATGTCGGTGACTTTCACGCGCGCATTCCCTCCGGTTGCCAGTCGCAATCCTTCCACGAGACGACGGTATCGAGGTCGCCACGCTCGACGCGTTTGATGTGGCGCTCGTCCACCGTAACGATCAAGCCGAGCTCCGGCAACTTCACGGCGCGGGCCTGGACTTCCTGCGGGCCGTCGGCCATGTTGACGACGGCGAGGAACGCGGCGCCGTTGATTTCGCCGCGCGCTCCGTTGAACGGCGTGAGTGCATCCGAAAAGCTATGCAGCTCGACGTAGTCGCCGATGCTGAGTTCATTCATGGTTGCTGTCCGTGCTGAGTGCGCCATGCTCGGCGACGAGCTCGCCGAACGGTAAGCGCTCGTTGTGATAGATGGACCACTGGTTGGCGTTCCACAACAGCTCGCGGAACAGCCAGATACGGGGCACGAGTTTCGTCGTGACGTCGTCGCCGGCAAGAAGGCCGGCGGCTGACGCGGCGCGCTGGAGCGCGCCGTGATATTCGCCCATGGCGCGATACGCGCGGACGCGCTCGATCGGCAGGTCGCGGCGTTCAATCAGAAACCGCGCTCGCTCAATCTGCGCGTCGTGGTTCTTCATCCAGTGCGTAAGTGCGGACTTCGTCTGCGCATGCGCCTCGCGCTCCGCATTCAATTCGGCCTGGAGTTCGTCGATCGTGCTCATGCCATTAGTACTGCTAAATCAGGGTGCGTAAGTGTGCGCTGTGTCTCAAAAAAGATCAATCGCGCGGATGCAACAGGTCGTGACAATACGCTGGTAGACATGACTGATACCGCCGCAAAAATCGCCTATAACGATGCCGCTCCGGCAGGCGAGCGCTATGACGCGCAAGCCGAGCTGCAAAAGGCGGTGATGCCGCGCTCGTCGTCCGATCTGCTGAGCGAGGACAAAATCCTCCCGCTCGTGCAATACGTCCAGGAGGTCTACGAGGACGATCTGATGCGCAAGGCGCTCGCCAGGCCGAACGTGATCCCCTTCCCGTCGCTGGCGGCCGAGAAGGGCGAGCCTGGCATGCAGTCGGTCTGGCTCGACGATCGCCGCGTCACGATGATGGGCGACTGGTATGAGCGGCCGAGTGCGTTCACGTTCGACGCGATGCGCAACATGGTCGATCAGACTCCGATCCTCGGTAGCGTAATGCTTACCCGGATTCGCCAGGTCAATCGCTTCTGCCGCATGCAGGACGGCAACGGCGGTCCTGGCTTCGAGATTCGCATGAAGGACAAGCATGCGCACGCGGGCGATACGGAAAACGAGTCGATGCGCCTGCTCGGCGAGTTCTTCCTCAATAGCGGCTGGGAGTCGCGGCCGCGCAAGCGCATGCGCCTGAAGCGCGACAACTTCAGCTCGTTCATGGCGAAGCTCACGCGCGACACGCTCACGCTCGATAGCGCGCCGATCGAAACGGAATGGAAGCGCGATACGAGTCTCGGGCTCGATGGCCTGTATGCGGTGGACGGCGCAACGATCCGCCTGTGTAACGAGCTCGGCTATGACGGCGACGACGAGATTTTCGCGTTGCAGGTAGTCGAAGGCCAGATTCGCAGCGCGTACACCTATGACGATCTGATTTACGTACCGCGCAATCCGCGTACCGATGTGACGATCGGCGGTTACGGCATGTCGGAAACGGAGCTCCTGGTCCGCGTCGTCACTGGCTTCCTGAACGCATTCACCTACAACACGAAGTACTTCGACAGCAACGCGATCCCGAAAGGCCTGCTGCACCTGTCGGGCGAGTACTCGAATGAGGATCTGGCGGCGTTCCGTCGCATGTGGAATGCGATGGTCAAGGGCATCAATAACGCATGGGCGCTGCCCGTGATGGTGTCGAAGAACCAGGAGTCCAAAGCGTCGTTTGAAAACTTCGGCGTCGAGGTGAATGAAATCATGTTCGCCAAGTGGATGACGTTCCTGACGAGCATCATTTGCGCGATCTACGGCATTGCGCCGGATGAAATCAACTTCGAGTCGTTCTCGGCCGGCAACTCGTCGAACCTCTCCGGCAACGATACCGAGGAAAAGCTCACGCACTCGGCGGATAAAGGCCTGCGTCCGCTCCTCGCGTACTTTGAAAACCTGTTCTCGGAATTCATCGTTTCCGAGTTCTCCGACAAGTACTGTTTCCGCTGGACGGGTCTGGATCCCGAACAGGAAGAACAGCGCTTCAAGTATGAGACAACGATTCTCACGGTGAACGAGCTGCGCGCGAAACGTGGCGAGCCGGAGATTAAAGAGTCGTGGGGCGATGCGCCGCTCAATCCGTCGCTGATTGGCGCATGGCAGGCCGAACAGCAACAGAACAGCCAGGACTTCGGGCAACCCGGCCAGGCGCAACCTGGCAAGCCGGTACCGGGCCAGAACGGTCAACCTGACTTTGGCGAGGCGGAAGGCGAGAAGGACAACGGCCCTGACTTCGGCGATGGTGGCGCCGGCCCTGACTTCGGCGACGCGGGCGGCGACGCGGCCGATAGCGATAGCAGCGAGGGCGACGACCAGGAGGCGGGCGAAGGCGCCATGCAGAAGTCCTATGGTCTGCCGGTCTATACCGTCGAATGATGAAGCCGAGCCAACCCAAAAAGCAGAAGCCGGCCGAACAGCTCGAAACCAATCCGGGCGTTGACGTCGGCGACGAGATTTACGTCCAGCATCGCGCCGGTCCGCGCTCCGGGCGCGTGGTTGCGCATGGCGAGCATGGCGCGACCGTCGAGCTCGATGGCAAGCATCACAAAGTCCACTGGAAACACGTGCTCGGCGCGAAGAAGCGCGCGGTACAGCATTACAACGTCGTCGAGGAGGGTGAGGACGGCGTGATTGTCGAGGATTCGAATGGGCGGCGACGCTTCCTGAACATAGCGCCTGAAGCGCGCGAGGATAAGATGGTTGTGAAAGCATTGGATGGACATCGGCTCGTTCTCTTTTCAAAGTCCGTCGTTCCGTTTTCCGGGCGGCCTGGCCTGCGCAAGGAGGAGCGTACCGACAAGAACGGGAACCGCAACACGAAATGGGTTCGCGTGAATGCCGACGAGCCCAAGAAGGCGGCGCCTGGTATGCATGTGGGCTTCGTCAATGGCGAGCATAAAGGGCATGGCGAAGTCACGCGTGCCGGCGAGGGCGGGCTTACCGTGCGCGATCGCGCCGACGGCATCCATCGTCTGCCGCACGATACGATCACGCACCACTGGGAGGGCAACGGCACGCCGGACCACTCTCCGCATGATGCGCCTGACGAAACGGGCGACATGGGCGGGGCGCCTGCGGACGATGCTGGCGGCAAAGGCGCACAGCCTAAGCACGCCGACGAAATTGCGCGTGCGCTGTTCAATACGTCCGAGCTGGACAAGTTGCCGGACAAGGCCTATCAGCCTGTCGATAGCTGGGAGCAATTGAGCGAAAAGGCGCCGGAAGCGCTGAAAGAGTTCAAGGGCATGCTCGACGGCGTCGCCAAGTCGCTCAATCTCGTGACCGGCAAGCGTCCGCAATCGCTCTCTCACGCTCAGGCCGACGAAGCGGGCAAGGCGAAGAAAGAAGGGCGCGCGCCGAAGGATCTGAACGGCGACGAGTACATGCTGCCCGAACACTGGGACGATCAGCACGGGTACCTGTTCATGGGTCCGCTCAAGGGCGAGGCGCGCGCGCGTGAAAAGGTGGCGGCCGACTACAAGGGCGACTGGTCGCAAGTGCGCGACATGGTCCGCGCGACGATCGCTGTGCCCAAGGTCACGCAGATTCCCAAGGTGCTCGCCGAGCTCAAGGCGCAAGGTATGGAGCTCGCGCAGAAGCCTAAGAACAACCTGGTCAAGCCTTTGCCTGGCGGCTACCGCGACGTCAACCTGATTGTGAAAATGCCGAACGGCCTGCTGGCCGAGCTGCAAATCCACATCAAGCCGATGACGCTCGCCAAGGA